GCTATTGCTACTCATTGATCCCGATACAAAGGAAGTCTTCGACGGACCAGCATGGGACGATAATCAGCGTCTTCTTCGAATGGGCGAGATGATCAATTCAACTTCAATACGGTTTCTACTTTGATGAGTTTGCGTTCCTCACGTCATCCAGCCAACTCGCACATACCGTATCCCATGTCTTGAACGTATACTTGCTAGCATTCTCAGTCTTGCTCGACAGAGTATCGATTGCCCGGCCCATCGCATCCGCAACATCGTCGGGAGAGAATGTAGGCGCCCACAGTCCCAGAGGCATTGTTCCAGCCGTGTAGCACCGTGGTCCGGCAGGAATGAACTCGGCAACTGAAGTATCCAGAAACGAACGGTACGTTCCAATATCCGTCACCACCTGCGGAGCACCTGTGTAGAGATGCTCAATCTGACACAGACCAAATCCCTCGCCGTCTGAGGTATTGATACCAATATCACAGGCGTTGTAGAGCTCATTGATTGTATCATCCGAGAGAGCCTTATTGTTCATATCACCCGTGTCAACGATGATCATACGCTTCCCAAGTTCCTCGACACTGAGACCATTGGCAATAAGTTCTGTATTGTAGATACGAGCAATGTCGTAGTATGCACCCTGATTGACATTGATGCTCGTAACAAACAACATATAATACGGCTTCGTAGTATCCTGCTTGAGAAGGCGAACAAACCCCATGATCGCGAGGTCAAGACGCTTGCGGAAGCTGTTGCGATTCACATTGAGGAACAGAACCGAATCCGAGCTCATGTTCATACGAGCCCGAATGCTATTGCGAACAGATGGTGTCACCTTGCTAAAGACAGACGAATCCACCGCGTGCTCGAGAATACTCAGATCGGCGGCAGGACCATACTTCCTGTACACATCTTCCCATGACTGTGTGAAGCAATAGATACGATCGGCATTCTTGTTCATGGTCTCAATCAGTGGAGGCGCAATACCCTCGTACACCTGATCGACATACAGCCAGAGCTTGTACGGAGTCTCACCCTTCTTGAACTTCATTGCCTCGATGAAACGATGGATGATAAGCGGATCATTATAGATCATGACAATGTCTGGATTCACCATCTCAAGGTACTCGTGGATCTTGTTGAAACCAAATCCCTCCTCCTTAGGATCCTCATTCGCCGCTGCGTCGTAGGCGACAATTCCAGTAGGGACCTTGCGAACAAACTCACGCTTGGGGTGACGCTGAAATCCAAAATGATACGTCTTCACAGCGGGAGCCAGCTTCGTCAACTGCTTTAGCAGGTTATATGCCACCTTCGAGTACCCTGTCGTCTGATCAACGTGTGTGCTCACAAGAACAAATCTCATTACTGTTGTAGTCTTTTCTCTACGTAAATCACAAATGCAGGTCAACAACACTCAGGATTACATTAGTCAGAAGAAGCGACAGATCATCGCTAAGTCGATTTCAGTTGCGTCTCCTCAGCAGAAGAGCCGTACTAACCAGCTATATCTTGCCGTCGCCGGAAACGGTGCGGATCAGTACAATCGCTTTGTCAGTGCTCCCGGTCGCAACAATATCTACGGTGCTCCACTTGGTAAGACATTCACATCCGTCTGCTGCAAGCCGGCGAACGCTAGTACACTGGCGTACACACCTCCTGCTGGATACACTACGATCTGTCCGTATCTTGCCTAAACAAACCCTCTGTCTTCTATACAATAGTATGCCTGGTGGTCTAATTCAATTAGCCGGCGTCGGAGCCCAGAATGAACTCGTCAATGGAAATCCTTCCATGACGCATTTTCGGGCTGTGTACCGCCGTCACACGAACTTTGCAATGGAGTCGATCCGAATGTCTTTCACCGGTACGAACTTATCGTTCGCACAAACCAGCACACGAACAATTTCGTGTCGTATCGATCGCTATGCACAGCTCCTTATGGATACATATTTGATTATCACGCTCCCGGATGTTTGGTCTCCACTGTCATACCTGGGTCTCGGCGTATCACCTCCTGATGGATATGACAAACGTTCGAACTCAATTGGATACGAATTCAAGTGGATCAAGAATATCGGTTACAACCTGATCGATAAGATCACTATCACGGCCAACGGTCAGGTTCTTCAAACTCTGACGGGCGAGTGGCTCAAGATGTATTCCTACTTGACACACGACTCAAATAAGCGCAAGGTCGTCGATCAGATGGTTGGAAACGTCCCCGAGCTCTATGATCCGGCAAATGGAAACGGACGCTCTAATCAGTACCCTCACGCAGTGGCCCCTACTGCCTATCCGGGCCTGACGCCAAACACTCTCATTCCCGAGCCGTCCATTCGCTCTCGTCAGCTCACCATTCCTCTTCACTTCTGGTTCTGTGAGAATCCTGGTCTGGCTCTTCCATTGGTGGCAATGCAGAACTCGGACGTATACATTAACGTCACGTATCGCCCTCTTGCGGATCTATATACAGTTATTGATACCGACAGCACATCCCATACGTACGGACAGCGTATCGCACCGACAAAGCTGGGAATCGGCATGTTCTTGTCGCCACCGAATCCGAACGGGACACCCAGCCAACCCGGGTTGTCATCCTTTTTCCCCGACCCATGGCTCGAGGGCAATTTCGTATATGTGACCGATATGGAGATGAATCAACTAGCCTCTGCAGATCAGACATTCCTAGTCAAGACGATCAATTACATCAGTAACTCGGGTCAGTATGGTTCGAGTGATATGTTGGTTCCCGCTTTCAATCTGGTGACACGCATGGTGTTTTCAGCGCAGCGGACAGATAAGATCCTCACGAATGACTGGGACAATTACACGAATTGGGACGATCCTCATGCTGCCCCGTTTACAACAACGAACACAGACGTCTTCTCAAGTCTGACCAATTCGAGTCAGTCGCAGACATTCTTGTATTCGAGTGGTCAGCAGCAAATCACATCGGTTTCCCCTCGTGATCCGGTCATTGACGGTCTCATTCTGCTTGATGGCAAAGAACGATTTTCTATAAAACCGGTCAGCTACTTTTCATTGATTCAGATGTACAAGCACACAACAGGAGAGGCTCCTGGTCTTCCAGGTGTCTATCAGTATTCCTTTGCCCTCAATAACGACATGTATCAGCCAAGCGGCGCACTCAATGCCAGCATGTTTAACAAGACAATTCTCAGATTGACACTACAGCAACCAATTCCGACGGCAGCTGGTATTCAGTCGCAGCAGGTTCAGACTGTTCTGAAATCAAGCGTATTCAGTCCCAACCCTGTTATCATTCCGACCGACCAGTGTCCTCTGTATGATCCCTCGGAGCTTGTGACTATTGTTGTCAACACAAACGGAGACAATGTCATCTTTGCTTATACGTACGACGTAGGCGTCTACGTAGAAGCGATCAACTTTTTACGCATCACAAGTGGTCTCGCGAATTTCGTATTTGCTAACTAACAATGAGCGTGACAATCAAACAAGCAACATGGGGCGACGAGACTCAGGCCACGGACATTACGGAAAGTATTCAAAAACAAATCAAGAATGGGTCCATCAACTTAGTCGCAAATTCAAGCCTGATGCCTGCCGTGGCACTGTTTAACACTGTCGCAAACTTATCGGATGACGATAAGGCAGATATAAAAACACAGGCAATCGCAAATTGCCAGGGAAATGCGAATGACGTGAACTGTATCGCAGCCCAGACGGCAAACCTTGAAGCGACTACACTTCAAACGAAGATTGCTCGACAGAATTCGCCGGCGAACATCATTGAGGGACGGCGTTTGACAGTCAATATCATTGATGAAAAAGGAAACGAGAAAACCGTGATGGTTCCTGAGGGCCAGACACTTACTGCCGGCAAGTCCCCTGCAACAACACCAACATCATCGGTATCGTCAAGCGTGAGTTCAACTACCATTAGCTTTCTTACAAAAGGAGGAGGCATTATCGTCACAATCATCCTAGCGGTCCTCTGGGTATTCAGTATCGCAGCTACATACCGTGCGTTGGTAATGAAAAACCATATCATGACCGCCTACGTATTGACTGCACTTGCGATCTTCATCCCGTACTCTGGATTAATCACAACACCAGTTGCCCTAGCTATCTTTTCATACTTAGAAAAACAACCCAAGAGTGTATAATGATACAAGCTCTCTGGGTCATTGCGGGGGTCATTGTGGGTATGCTTATTTCATGCGTTATCACACCGCCCACTCGTAAAGAAGTCACTGTCCCTACACCCCACGATACCGGTGTGTTTCACACGGACACGGGATGCATTCGTGTGAATTCGGTCGAGGTGCCGTGTGGAGACAATTCAGACTCTTTCAATCTTCTCGCTGTTAAGCAATGATCAATATCACACAGGGTCTTGAACGAGCCTCGGCCTTCTTTTCATTCGTGATCGGCTTGGGAATCTCTGTACTGCTGTTTCACCGTAATTACGATAGCTATCGCACACTTGCTCTTCCACTGACTGAAGTTCAAACAAAGACGAACAAAGTAGATGGAAAATGTTACTCGTATCGCGTGGAAGACGCCACATGTGAAATCCCGTCTTCCTCATAAACAATGGACTCTGACGCCACTCCGCTCGATGCTCTTTTGCCGTCGCCCCAGGGCCCTCAATCTGCCGGACCCATGCCCGGTATGGCAGGTTCTGATCACCACCCTCGTACACAGATGACACCGTCGTTTAAGCCGAGTTTACCCATGATGCGCCTCATGTGGGCCAACCTCACATTGTATGTGTCGTTCTTTCTTGTGACCGTTGCACTGTCTCTATCTGCACCTCGCGATCTCATTCTGAAGTATGTGCCGAATGCCTATACGTCGGGCGGAATTTTATCGTGGCAGGGCGCTGGAGTATTGGGTGCTGTAGCCGTTGTGGCATCGCACCTCGCGAATAACTTCCTTGTAAGCACGTTCGTCTAAAATGGATTTACATATCGTTTGACAACCGTATTTCAGTGCTGAAAATGAATACTCCTTCCAACGACTTTGACTACGCGACGCTCGGTTACACCATTAACGAGATCGACATGCTCCGGGACGCCACTCAGGCAGTGAACACTACGGATGGAGGCTGGACCATCCTTCGCGAGTTCAACGACCCCAAGGGGTTCTCGTGGACGCAACAACCGGACGTTCGCAAGATCGACCGCAACATTAAGTACGAGGGTCACTCCGGAACCTCTCATGCGTGGGTCATGAGGACGATGCAGGAGATCGCGATCAAGGGGCTCGACAAGTTCTCCGAGAAGGTCCTGGAATACCGCAGGACGGCCAAGCCCAGGCCTTTGCGCACAGGTGACGATCTGTGGCGGTTTATCGCCGAGAACGAGAACATCGGGGATGCGTCCTACGAATTCTTCATGGGGCTTAAGTTCAGCAGCAGAGATTCTGAGCGGTTTGCGGGCTTCGTTAAGGCCGCTCTCTGGCACCCCTACGCGATGGAGCGCCTGTTCGATCCCGATGAAAAGGATGTTGACCACGTGCTCCTCAGCGAGATCCAGGCAAGCCGCGAATCCTTGGGGGGAAGCGGAGGGAGTGACACCGAGGAATACCGCATCGTGCAGTACCTCGTCCGGCACGGGCTTGCCGCGTTCACGGCGGACGCGACCCGCTGGAACAAGCTCAATGAGGAGGAGGCTCGCGAGTCGAGGATGCGATACTTCCGCATTGCTCTCAAGCGCCGGGACCTCAGGAATCAACGCCAGAACCTGCAGTCATGTGTGTTTGACGAGGCCATCGCCCAGCGTCTCGGGTCTACCTGGCGCCACTTCGACGGGATCCTCGAACACCCTGAACTCGAGGCCGCCGTAGAGTATGCGATGACTTGCGTTCTCAGGGCGAATATGTCCAAGGGGAAGTAGGCGAAAACGAATTCGCCAGGTCTAAAAAAGACAATTTTTAAATGTCGCAGTGTTCTATGTGCTCCGCATTTGTTCACGATACCTTCATGCGTCCTTCAAGTGTTCAGGAAAAGAACCTCATGAGTGCGTGGCTGCGTCTCAAACGCATCCACTCATTGATGCCTCATTTACTTCCCGACTTTATACGAGCCTGTTTGAACGACAAGGAATCGCCTCATCTGATGTTACTGTTAGTGGAGGCAGGAGCAGTTGCTCGTCCTCCACCCGGTAAAATTCGGCGTCCGCTTGAACTCATACGACTGTGGTTTCGTAATCGAGTGAGAGAGATGGGTGATTTGGATCAGATTCACTTCTTCCATTCGGGAGGTCATGTTCCCCAGGATGTGGCTATTTCGGATTCGGGGAAACTTCGAATTCGCATTCCTAAAGATAACCTCTACGATTAATAATGTCGCAAGACCCTTCCGAGTTAATCAATGCTGCCGAACCGTTGAAGGTAGGTGACCGCGTAATTGTTCATATAACGAAGGGTGGAAAGGACTACCATATTGTAGGAACAATCATTCCGAATCAGAACGGGGTTCACAGCCCACGTAACCCGGTCGTTGCGCTTGACCAACCGCTTCCTGCTGGACTCGTAGTACGCAGTCCAGACTATATCTTGCCTGGGCCCGAAAATGTTACAAGATTAGACGCACAAGACCCTGCAGGTGGGCGTCGTAGACGTCGGAGCCGCAAGGTACGTCGCCGTCGCCGTTACTCGCGTCGCCGCTGACGACAGGACTTGATGGGGACACAGTTAGGACCTCCTTTCTTCATACCATATGCCGTGTAGCCCTTCCAACA